CTGGTATGTCTGCTTCACCTGTTGAACTAGATTTAGATACTGCTGTAGCTGATGCTTGTTTAGTATCTATCTGTGTTTGAATATCTGAGGTTACACCATCAACGTAGTTAAGTTCAGTTTCTGTTGCATTAATAGCACCAGTTACATTAGGAAATGTATTTTTAAGTGTAGTCTTTAAACCTCTAAGATGGTCATCACCTTCAGATACATTATCTGTTGCTGTAGGATTGGCGGCATTTAAGTCGTCAATAAATTCAAAAGTTTCAATAGCCATCTAAGACCTCCTAGTTATGCTGAAGCAGCTGTTACTGTTACTGTTACCTGTAGTGTATCACCTGAGATTACTGAACGACTAGAACTAAAGTCCACTACACCATACAATGTACCTGCTGTTCCTGTTGCTGCTGTGTTTAAGAATGCACCTGCAATAGTTGCTGTTCCTGTTACACTAAAGTCTACACTAGAAGAGTTAGTCATACTGCCTGAACTAGCTGCACCTTCAGTCCACTCTTTACGATTACCTGAGTAATCAGTGTTCTCTGTCCAGCTTGAGTGTGATGCCATAGTGTCACCAGCTACTGGAGTACCAGCACCTTTAAGTCCAATATACCAAGTTGTTACTTGTGTACTGGCGTGAAATTGTGTGTCGAGGATATGATTAAGACCTACTGTCGTAATTAAGTTCTTCTTATCTTCTTCCCACTTTACATTACCGTCTTTATCAAGACAAGTAACTTTCCATATGTTTGTTAATTCAATTCCTACGTCTTTCATTATTTACTCCTTGTGTGAAACTATTTATATAATTTCGTTTTTGTTATTCGTCTGGGTCTGCTACCTTGGTCCAAGTAGTTGATGTATCTTCTGTGACATCATTCCACAAGAAGTTATTAGTTGAAGTTATATTACCTGTTGCACTTAAGGTTATGCTCTCTTCAAAGTTTATGTTATTTGTTAGATTTGATGTTTCTGCTAACGTTACTGATATTGGTATAGATATACTGGCTGATGCTGTTGTACCTACTGATGCTCCCAGTATTGCACTAGCTAGTTTGATTGCGTCTTCTTCATTTAACTCAGTAAGATTTAACTGAGTCATATTAGCAGTTACAGGGAATACTGCTGTCTGTGAACTAGACACAGAACTGTTAGCATTAAGTAGAGCTGTGTGTTGGTAGGTACTTACTGCCCAGGTGTTAGTATCCGCTGCCCAGGTATTAGTATCTGCTGCCCAAGTGCTTTGAGCCATTAGCCCTCAACTCCAGAGTAGATAGTACGTACTCTCATCTGTGAGCCTGAGTGTCTATCTCTTGCATCTGCCTTCTGTAGCTTATCAATAGCTGAACTGTATGCATTTAACCATACTGGTATACGCTCATCATTCTTAATAAATGGTTCTGCTTCTAATAGAGAACCATACAATAATAAGTCAGGTGCATTACTAGTTAGCCAGTTAGATGTTACAGTACCTGAAGTACCATCACCTAGTGGTGTGAACTTCTCGTAGAAGGCAACCTCTAATGTGTATGCTGAGTCTGGTACTGGTGCTAATTGAATCTCATCACCAATCATAGTGTATGCTCTTGGTACACCTGTTGAACTACTGCCATACAATCTATCTAACATCTCAGGAGTAATATACTCCAGTGCTCTGATAGGGTTAGTATTCAGTTGGATGTTACGCATCTGTAAGTAACCACCAGGTAAGTTAAAGTATCTCTTATCTGCTGTGGTTGTCATAGTAGAACGTACTTCCATAGGTCTAATGCGTAAGTCTCTATTGATTCTAGTTTCAGCTAATGCTATAAAGTCTGGTATCCTAGTAGTTAAGTCACTACGGTCTAACCAGTCAGCTACTGCATCTTTAATATTTGTATACGTACTTAGTGCCATCTATAGTTTACCTTTTGTTGTTCTGAATGGTGCGTTGACTGGGTCATTCATCCATTCCTTCATACGTTCTTGGTTATTCCACACACCTTCTCTCATCATCTGCTCTACCATAATAATAGGTATACGAGCTACTCTGTGTGAGAATTGTGAGTCACCATCATACTGTGCTCTGCCACTACGGGCTGAGTCAAATCGAAGCATAGCATTATCTTCTGCAATCTTCTTTATTTCTTTGTTATCTTGAGTTGATACACTGGTTATAGAACCGTCTAGGTTCTCTACTAATTGTGTTTGTATTCCCATCTGTATCTCCTATAATTTGAAAGACCCCAGCCTAAGCCGAGGTCTAAGTCAACTAACTATTAACCAGTTGTGTACTGAATCTTACCGTTAGCTGCTTCGTTGCCACAGCGTAAGCCATACTCAACTAAAAGCATCTTCTTCTCAGAGTCACCAGTCTTATCGATGTCGATAGTCTGGAAATCACGTAAGTAGTCAACAGACCACATATCGTGGTCTAAGAAGTATACGATGTCCTGGTCACAGTATCTATCCAACTGAATGTTGAAAGTACCGAAGTCAGAAACATATACATCAACTGCGTTGTAAACAGTATTGTTGTCATCAACAACTGAACGAGTCGCGTCAGCACGACCAGACATAGCAGTGATTAACTTCTTATTAGTAGCACCTAATAGGATAGTTGATGGGTTACCACCAGCATTCCAAGTAGACTCTGCTACTGCAGTTACATCAGCTTCAACGATTGCTGCGTGAGTACCAGTAGTACCTGCATCAGTTACGTTAGTAGTGATGAAAGTTGCAGCACCTTTAGTCTCACGAGCTGTAGAAGCATCACCTGCAACAGCTGCGTTAGTAGCTAATAGTGAAGTTTCCATATCACGCTTAAGCTCTTTAGAAGCTTTAGCAAGTTGGTGAGCAAGCTCAGACTTCTTACCAGCGTTGTTAACCTTGTCTTGAGTACCAGTAACTTCAACAACCTTCTTAGAGATTTGTGTGTAGTTGCCTAGACGAGTTGTAGCTGTAGTTGCTGCAGTACCTGCTGCTGCTCCTTCAACTGCTGCGTTAGTGCCAGAAGCTGCTGCTAGTGCATCAGTCTGCCATTCAAAGTAAGTGTTAGAAACACTGCCTTTCTTTGCGATACCAGATAGAAACGGAGTTTCTGTTGGGCTGATATCATAGATTACATCAGACAAATCTTCACGAATTGCTTGTGCATCATAAGTATTAAAATTAGTAGCCATTACTATTTCCTTATATTGTAGTTATAACCCTTGTTATAACATATCATAAAATACGGAAGCGGCATCATCTTGATGACCAGACTTCCTTAACCTTGCACGCTTTTTCTTGGTTTTATCATCGGCTGCTTCAGACTTAACTTTACCTCTTCCAGACTTCTGTACCTTGGGAACTTTCTTGATTGCCTTCTTCTTAGGTGCTACCTTCTTAGTTAACTTATCAAACTCCATAGCTTTCTTAAGTATAAGAACACTACGGTGGTCTGCTAGTTGGTCAACTTCTTCTGGTGCATACCCTGAAGATATTGCAAACTTTCTAATGTCTTCCTTAACGGTAGACTCTTTGTTGTCCCACTCAGGTAAAGCATTAACTAACTGAGAGTATTGGTCTTGAACAAAGGTTGCTCTTGACTGTGCCTCTTGTTGTTTCTGTTGTTGCTGTACAATCCGTTGTTGTTGTGCAGCATTCCTTGCTTTATCCTGAGCATCTCGGTACTCATCCTTCTTAAGCATATATGCGTATGGGTCTTCCTCTTTAAGGTTTTCCCAGTCTACACCTTTAAACTCTTGAAGCTTGGCTGACTGCTGTTCTTTCAGCATTTGTAAACCATTTGCGTACATCTGTCTCTCTTGCTCTAATCTAATACGCTCAGATTGAATTGCTTCGTTTTCTTTGCGTCCTTCAGCTAGTGCTTGAGACTTACGAGTATAGTCAGATTGTCTTTGATAACCAGCTTTGAGTTCTTCTAAGTTAACTTCATACTCTTCACCATCTACCTTAATAGTATAGTTAGATTCTTCAGCTACCTCTTCGGTTTCCTCTTCACCTGTATCTTCTGTCTCTACTTCTTCAGAGGCTTCCTCTTCTTCTGAGACCTCTTCTGTTTCGACTTCATCTTCCTGTTGGTCCTCAGCCACTACCTCGTCTTCTGTAGTAACTTCGGTTTCCTCGCCTGTAGGTTGGTCATCTTCTGATTCCCACATATTAAGGATATTATTTGCCGCCTCTTCTGACGACCCTTCTTTGGCTCTTTCGAACGCTACTTCCATCTGGTTATTCGTTTCTGAATCCATTAGGTTTCTCCCTTAGTTTTTAATAATGTTCTGAATAAAATTCTTGCTGTCCTTCAGCCAGCTTACCAGTATTGATGACACTCTGTATGTGCTCATCAATCAGCCCTAAAGCTTTGATGGTAATATAAATTCTATCTCTTTCTGTTTCTTCACTGATTTTAGTTTGTAGTAACATCTTAATCAGTTCTTCTTTTGTCTCCGCAAAAGCTGTCTTATACAACGGGTCATTAACAAATCTTTCTGCATCCTTTCCCAATTGTATATCCTTCCCTTTCTTACCCATCTACTTCTCCTTCTTATGTTGGACCAATAGCTACTGGTCTTCCCTGTTCCCTCTCTAATATTAACTCTTGTTGTTTAAGAGCTAAGTCTGCTTTCTTAATTTCTAATTCTTGTGCTTTGATTTGCATATCAACTTGGGCTTCTGATGCTTTAAGTTCAAGCTCTTGCTGTGCTAGTTGTGCATCTAGTTCCATCTCTCTCTGTTTAAGAGTTGACTCAGTTTGTAGTTTCTGCATCTTAATCTTAAGTTCTTCTGCCTTAAGTTGCATCTCTGCTTGCTTAGCTTGTTCTTCTGGACTAGGACCTTGTTGTTGTGGTTCTTGGTCTCCTGGGTCTGTAATGAAGTCCTCTACGTTCTTCATACCCATAGCTTTAATCTGTTCAGCAATTAAGTTATATACGTTCTTAGGTTTAATCATCATACCAGCAGCTGGGTGTTGTGCAACCATCTGTATAGTTTGAGCTAGTTGACCTAAGTGCATAAGGTTCATATCCTTGTTACCAAAGCCTAGACCTACCTGTGCAGTACAGTCCATCTTCTCTTTCCATTCAGCAGGATATAAAGTAGTCCACTTATTATTTAGTCTGACAATCTTCTCAGGAGATTCAAACTTCTGTATAAGTTGGTATACGCTGTTGGCGAGGTCCTTCATACCTGTCTCTGCGAATACTCTAGCAATCAATTCAATCTTCTGTTGTGCAGCAGTCATTACTTGTGCTACACCAGTAGCAGTTTGGTGTGACTTTAAGCCACCATCTCCAATCCCCATACTGTTCTTGTTAACACCAGTTCTCTCTTCTCTAATACTATCTAAATAGCCCAGCATATTAAAGGAGTTCTGGTCTAGCTGTGGAGTAGCTAGTGGTGACACAGCACCTGGTGTACGTACTCTTACAATACCTCCAGGTCTGCTGGTCATAAGGTCATCCAAGTTGGCTTGACCTTCGACTACTTCATAACGCCCATTATTTGTTAGATACATATTGTCTAACAAGTTACGCATTAAGGTAGTCTTAATTAGTTGAAGGTCAGAGATTAAGTCATAAATACTCAAACCATAAAACTTATGAGGCATTGGAACAGGTGTAAGGGAGGAGAAGGGAACACTGTCCACAGCCTCATTATCTAATAGTTCATCTCCGACCTTCGTTATCTTTCTTAATTCGTCTATACCATCGTTGTCAAAGTCTACCTTGATATAACATTCGGTTACCCAAACACCATCATCAATATCACCATCAGGATAACTAGAGTCACCATCATAATCAAACCTGGCTAATCTCTCAGACTTCCATTCAGCTTCTTGTGCAGAGAATGCTCTCTCCAACTTGGCTTTAGGATAGCCCTGTGCTAATAGCTCAGACTTAGTTTTCTTGACTCTATGCCCAACAAATCTTGCATCTTCGATTCCCTTTGCGTACTTATTAATTAGGAATTCTTCTGGTGGTACAGGCTCAATACAAACCTGACCACTCTCTCTTGTTCTTTTAACTACAACATCGTGAGTAATAGGTTGTGGTAATTGACCCTCAACTAATTCCTCTGTACCATTTGCTGTATGCTC